AACTAAATGCAACGGTGCCTTATGTGTTATTGTTATACCAGCGAAAGCGAATAAAATTCTAAATTTATAGGGGGGCAAAATGACCAAATTTAAAGTAGGAGACATCATCAAAGCAAACGAAAAGAGCAACGAAAGATATGCCCAAACGAACCATAAGAAGGGGTGGACTGGCAAAATATTAACTATAGAAGCCGGACTCATATATGCAGAAACTATCACTCCAACATGCGATAGAGGTGTGGGGTACCACGTTATGGAAAAATATTTCGACCTTGTAGATGGCAACCAAATCAAAAAGCGCATTGTGAACAAAAACACGGTGATTGTCATACTCGGCGACGGCAGAAAAGGCGTGGCAAAATGTAACCCAGCTGACAAGTTCAACCTTGCGTTCGGAACTGCGCTTGCGGTGGCGAGAGCATACGGTGACAAAGAAACAGAGGTTAAACTGCTTGCCGAACCAGTCGAGCCTGTTAAAGAAGAACCAAAGTTTACGGTTGGCGAACTCGTTAGAATAAGACAGTGGGATGATATGGTTAAGGAGTTCGGAGTAAGAGCCACTGGTTCAGTAGACTGCCGCTGCCAATTTACCCACGTTATGGAACCGCTTTGTGGCAAGTATGCGGAAATCGTAGGTCTTGATAAAGACGGTACGGTTAAGTTGAAATTTTTTAACTGTGGCGATTTGGACATATACTGGAGTTATTCCACGGATATGTTTGAAAAGGTGGAATAAATGGCAAAAATTAAGATTGAAAAGTGCCGTGATAATCAAGGAAGAATCTACTATGGAGCTTCTTTAGAGGATGTTTTTCCAGCAAATGTAGTAATAGTTGGCGGCGGAGACACACCTGAAGAGGCAATCGCTGAAATGAAAGAAAACGCAAAGGTCTATCTTGATTATATTTTGGAGGAGGCAGAAAATGAGCAACTATAAAAGATTGACTGATAGAGATATAACAAAAGTATGCTCCGATACTGGGGAATTATGCGGAATTCCTCAAATAATACTCAGACTTGCTGAACTCGAAGATAAGATCGAGAACGGAACGCTTATCTTTATAGACGAGCCATTTTATTCTAAATGTAATAATTGTTGGACAGTCTTTCAAAGAACCGACGATACCGTTATAACTTGCCAAACGACGGAGCAACTAGCGAAAGATTATAAAAAATTTAAGGGGATAAAAGAATGAGTAAATTTGTAGTAGTAGAAAGCCACTTTGAATACAAAGGACACGATTGCATATGTATATTCGGTTGTCGTGGATATAGGTGTGGTTATGTGTCTGTTGACGATAATAGAGATTTTTGGGACTACGATTTAGACTGCCATTGTGGTTTGAGTTTTGGAGCGGCTCCTTTGACCAAAGATTTCAATCCTAAATCTGATATGTACATAGGCTTTGATTGCGGTCATATTTGCGACGGAAGTGATTATGACACGGCGTTGAAATACGGTCTTATTACCGAAAAGCGATATAACGAACTTATCGAAATGGAAATACTATCTCCTTCTTTTTTGCAACCGGTTAGAAGTCTTGAATATGTAGAAAATCAGTGCAGAAAGATTGTTGACCAGTTGGAGGCAAGGAAATGAATATATATTTAGGAAACCTGTCAATTGAACAAATTGAAAGAGAATACGGTATTGCGTTTACAGAAGAAGATAAGCAATGGTTTCAAGAACATCATCAAGACAAAGCAAGCAATATACAAAGTGATAAGTGGCATTTTTTCGATATACCTCGAGTTATGATGACAGGAAGTCATAAGTTTGCAAAAGAAATTAACGATAGATTTGAGAAATATTCTTTTGAAGGACAATTCTGGATAGGGGTAGAGGAGTGATAAAATGAAGCAGTATAGATATTTAGTGTCATTTTCCAGTCGAAGCGGTATGGGAAGTGCATATGTTACAAGAACGAGTAAGCTTGACAGTTTTGACAAGTTCGTGGAACTTGCAAGATGGATAGGCGACAATGGTAATTGTGGAAATGTTGCTATTCTCAATTACCAGTTAGTTAGTATATCTCGTGCGAAAAAGGAGAAGAACAATGCCAAGAAAAGCGATTAAGCCAAAAATGTATTCACTTGGTTGCTCGAGCTATCAAGTGATTTACAGATGTGGTAAATGTGGATGCGTGTTTAATATGGCGCACGATGGGTTTGATTATTGCCCTCACTGCGGTTCAAAAATAAACTGGGGAGTAATTTGGAAAGTCAACGAAGAGTGGCGTAGTGAATATATTTGTGCGGATTCTGCCCATAGACGAGAATTGGAAGCTGGAATTGATCTCATCAATGAATCAATCACGGACGGCGAAAAAAGGTGCATGGCGTTCACAATAGGCACAAAACGAGCAATTACTAAATCTAATATTGAGTATTATCTTGGTCAAGGATGGACAAAAGAAGAACTTATAAAGGAAGCTTTCTTTACCAAAGAAGATTTTAAGGAGGTAGGGTTATGAAAGTAAGTCAAACAGCAAAAATTATTGGTATAATACTTCAGTTTATCGGTATTCTATATCTGTCAATTTTGGCGTGCTCATATCTTATGCACAGACCTATTACTGAAAATATATTTATGACAGGTGTGGCAATAGCTTCAAATGGAGTAGGTTGGGTAACCAGACAGATAGCAGAGATCATAAAAGAGGACGAGCAAAATGACTGAACAAGAAAGAGGAGAGAAAATAGAAGTGGAAAGCAGAGATAGGTCATTTCTGGCTCTCGCAGAGGAGTTTTGTCCTAACGTGGGCACAGAATTCTGCGCAAGCGGCAGGTGTCCCAAACTTTGGAAATGCTCGGTGAATTTTCAGCAGATTGAAAAACTATTCCCAAGAAAGTCGCCAGAAGAAAGCGCGGAGCTGAGGGGAACGATTCTTGCCAAGAGCAAGGAAGAATTTTCTTACAAATTGTCGAATTTCTTACACAAGCCCATTCTCGCCGAGGCTTTTGAAAGTATTGGCTGTGTCGCGGTTGTTCAATTTGCCGAAGTTGATTCGGCCATTCTCGAAGATTTGTTGGATTGTTATTGCTACGAGGGTGGTATGCCTTTTGCAAAGAGAGAAGAGACGTTAGAACAGCTTCGTGCATTTAGTCGCCAGGTGTCTGTATCATATGTCCCCAAAGACTTTGGAAATCTTCATCCTTATGAGAAGAAAGATTTCACCAAAAAATTTGGGTGGGTGAACATCACGGTGCTCAATCCTTCGGAAAGCTCGCTCAAAATAGAGTGAAATAGAAAAATAATTTTCAAAAACTTTCTCGTAAATGTCACAAACGGTTGACACAGAGGAAGTTTTGCTGTATAATTAAGTTGCAAATGGGGAATTTTTTTCAAGTGAGCTACCTATGAGCTAAAGACTCACAGGCTTTCATTAAATGGTTCACAAGTCTCAGCCTCAGAAATGAGAGCTACGTTAGTTAGGTTATGATACCCTCGGTTGTCGCCTTAGACCGTCGCTCTGTCGATATACATTAAGTTGGGTTGAAGTAAGAAAAGCCCTGTGTGTATACCGCAAAAGCCTAATTAACATTGACGAAAGGAAGACCGATTCTTAACTTGGTAACAGACTTAAGATAGGCGCTACCACTCATTAAGAGTGAGAATTTTAAGGAGACTTAGTTATGGTTTATGTAATTTCAAAAAGCGGGAAACCACTAATGCCCTGCGAGAATGTAGTCGCAAGATTACTTCTTAAGGATGGTAAAGCTAAAGTTAAAAAGAGATGTCCATTTACAATTCAACTTACTTATGACTCAGATGAGTATACGCAAGAAGTTGTCTTAGGACAAGACACAGGCTCAAAACACATTGGCACTGCTTGTGTCGGCAATGATAAAGTGTTGTATCAGTCAAATGTAAAACTTCGAGACGACATCAAGTCGAATATGGATAGTAGGAGACGGGTTCGTAGGAATAGACGCAACAGAAAGACTCGTTATCGTGAGTCAAGATTTCTCAACCGTAAGAACTCTACCAAATTAAACAGGCTTCCACCTTCTGTTAAACACAAGGTTCAAGCACACATTGATGAAATTGAGTTCTGTAGAAAGATACTCCCAATTTCAAAGATTGTACTTGAGGTGAGTCAATTTGATACACATCTGATGAAAAACCCAAGTTTGATTTTGGAGAAGGTCAAACACTGGGGGTATCAAAAGGGCTTTAATTATGGATGGGCCAGTAGACGAGAAGCCATACTTAATCGTGATGGTTACACCTGCCAGATTTGCGGTAAGAACCATACAAGATTAGAAGTTCACCACATCATCTTTAGAGGTCAGGGTGGCACAGATGACGAGAATAATCTCATAGCTCTGTGTGAAGATTGCCACGCAGGAATTCATAGTGGGAAAATTGCACTAAATAAAAAGCCTAAAAAGATGAATCTTAAGTATGCAACTCACATGAATATCATCAGAAGTCAGTTGCTTAAGGTTTATCCTGATGCTATTGAGACTTTTGGATTTGTTACTAAGACCAACCGTGAAAATCTTAATCTACCAAAAGACCATTTCATAGATGCTTGTGTTATTTCTTCCGGTGGTAAAGAGTTCACGCCCAATGACACTATCTATCAAAAGAGAAGAGTCTCTAAAGGTGATTATCAATTAACCAAAGGTGTTCGTGGAGAACAGAAAATCCCTGTAGGTAAGATTCAAGGATTTAGAAAATTTGATAAGGTCAAATATTTTGGGGAAGAGTATTTCATCAAGGGAAGAATGAGCTCTGGGTTTGCTGCACTCATGGACATATTTAACAATAAGATAGATTTCAATCATATGCCGAGAGGTTATAAGACACCAAAACTATCAAATTGTGACAGAATTTCAGCTAGAAGAAGTTGCTTATGTATAAGTCAAAAAATCATTAGAAGTCAAGGTTAATAGCGATTCATCCCATCGGCTAAAGACCAATAGGTTTTCTCGCTTAAAAAAGATAAAATAATACTTTTATTTCCCAAAAGGAGTTGTGGTTTTGTGAAAACCTATAAAACAGAGATAGTATTAAGCGATGAGCAAAAAGAAAGGTTTTTACGAACTATAGGCACTTGTCGGTTTGTGTATAATTTGTTCTTACAGACAAACAAGGAATTGTATGAGAAAAACAAAGATATTGACTTACCGAAGTATATGAACAACTTTGAGTTCAGCAAGTGGATAAATAACGTTTTTATCAAAAACAATCCAGAATATTCTTGGATCAAAGAAGTATCAAGTAAATCGATAAGGCGCACAATAGACAACGCAAACGTTGCTTACACAAGGTTTTTCAAACACCAGAGTAAATTCCCTCGGTTTAAAAAACGAGATAAAAACGAGTGTAGAATGTATTTTGTGAAAACAGACGCGAAAGCAAAGATTAGATACGAGAGGCATAGAATAAAAATCCCAACTCTTGGGTGGTGTAAACTAAAAGAATTTGGTTTTATACCGACAAACAAAATAATCAAGAGTGGAACAATAACAAAGCAAGCGGGAAGATTCTATGTGAGCGTACGTGTCGAGGAAGATATCGAAATAAGGCAACGCAATAAGAACGACGGGCTCGGTATTGATTTAGGTGTCAAAAACTTTGCAGTGTTGAGCGACGGTGCAAGGTACAAAACACTAAAACAACAAAAATTGAATAAACGGCTTGTACGAGAGCAAAAAGCACTCTCGAGAAAATATAAAGCAAAAAAGAAAAACAAAAAGGAGGGGGCTACTCATAAGAATATAGAGAAGCAAAAGTTGCGAGTACAGAAAATCTATCAACGAATAGCGAACACCAAAAACGATTATCAAAATAAAGTCATCGCGGAAATAGTAAAACGAGAACCAAGTTTTATTACGATAGAGGATTTAAATGTTCGTGGTATGATGAAAAATAGGCATTTATCCAGAGCAATAGCAAATCAAGGATTTTCCCGGTTTGTAAGCAAGCTAAAATACAAATGCTATCCTAATGGAATAGAATTAAGACAAGTAGACAGATTTTATCCAAGTTCAAAAATTTGTTGCTTATGCGGGCAGATTAAGACTGATTTGAAATTGAGCGATAGGGTTTATAGATGCGATTGCGGCAATATAATCGACCGAGATTACAACGCAAGTATAAATTTAAAGAATGCCGAAGAATACAAGGTAATAGCATAAAGAAGCAACTTTGTATATGTACTCGTGGCTAGCGAGGAATTGACGACTGTGGACTAATATACAAACCAAAGTAGTATACATGAAATGGGTTAGGTTGAAGCAGTAATGGGAATATCGTGAGATACCCGAAGTCTAAAATATATATATTTTTATATGCTTTTAGTAGCAGGCAAAATTGAACAGAAAACAGCGCAGAGACCTCGAAAAACAGGTTAAACGCATCAACAAAGTCGAACGACAGAACCATAAGCCGCTCACCAATATTGAGCACATGCTCGGTATAATGGCGATCAACCGTGTTAAACGCGGGGTTTGTGATTCCAACGACATCGAAATTCTGAGAAATAGTAAGCTCGTTCATCTGGATAACGAAATGGCTTGTCCAGAGGGGACCAGATGCAAACTTAACTCAGAAGAGATTTTCAAACGCCCACAAAAGGATTTGTCAGAAAAATTCAAGGATTGGGTACAAGCAAACAAAGACAAAGATTTTACAATCACCAGAGATGGAGCAAGCAATTCTCTCGTGTGTCTTGCAGAAGACGAAACGGAACCGAAGTGGTTGTTCGATCTTTATACCGATTTGCTTATTTACGATGAAGCAACAGAGTCCTACGTCCCACTCGAAACTCTCGAGGTCAAAGAAGAGGATGAACTTTTCGGAGACTGGGAAGGAACGAGCACAAAGCTGATTGACGACGAAAACAGTGAGATCGAGCAGAAATTAGAAAAAACAGAAAAAGAAAACGAAAAAGGAGAATAGTGACGTATGAGACAGGTTGCTAATAGGGTTCAAATTGAAGGCTATTTGAGAGAGAATACTCTCGAGTTCGCTCGTAACGACAAAAACGAGGAAATTATTAGGGGCGCCTTGGTTATTGCTCTTGACGATGTGAAAAGTTGCAGAGTTCAATTTTACGCAAACAAATACAAAGCTCTCAAAGTGGGAGAGACGACAAGGCAAGAAAACAAAAACTATAGCAGATTGGTCGATCTTTTGCCGGGCAACACAATTTCGATTGCCGCTTTGATGAAAGATAACCCAACCATGACCTTTGATATAGCTAAAGAGTCCGCTACTAAGGTTTGGGCTATTGCAAGCCTTCAGGAATATCTTCGCAAAGACGAAAAGGGTGAACTTATTTCCGCTACCACCATTAAGGGCATTACCGCAGGAATCAAGGTGGAGGGCGACAAGCATCCGTTTGCAGAAAAAGCCGAATTTGAAATCGAAATGTATATTGAAGCAAAGAGACCAGAAATGAAAGACGGAGAGGAAACCGGTCGTATTATATTGGTCGGTTTGGTTCCAGAATACGATGACAGCGTTAGCCGCATTGAATTCGTGACCGAACCTGGTACTGCTTCGGATTTCATCGAAGAAAACTATAACGTGGGCCAGACCGCAAAGGTTTACGGCGAAGTTATCAATACTTATACCAGGGTGGAAAAAGAAAACACTGGAGCAACGTTTGGAAGAACGGTAGAGCCGCAGTATGAGACCACCTTTACAAGTGAAAGGCAAATTTTTGGCGGGACGGCAACACCTCTTGATGAAGACGACGAAAATGCCCTCAAAAAAGAAGAGATTAAAAAAGCTCTTGCGCTGCGCCAGCAGAAGATCGACGACATGCCTTCGAAGTCTGATGCTCCGAAAGTGGTCAGTCCGAAGAAGGGGTTTACTGCAGCAACGACAGCTCCGCAAGCTCCAGCCGCTCCAAGAAAAACATTCACTTTTGACAGTAGTAATTTTTAATTAAGGAGAACATAGATTATGGCAGTTGATATCTTTAACCCAGAAGTGTCCCAAGTAGTCAAGGGCATTGAAGGGAAACTCATCCTCATTTATGGAACAAATAGGACCGGCAAAACCAAAAACCTCACCAAGGCACAAAAACCACTTGTTTGTTGTTTTGAAAACGGTCTTGGCGCTATCAATGGTGTTCCAAACGTTAAAATCAAAAAATGGAGCGATTGGACCAGCTTTGTGAAACAGCTTACGAGTGAGAAAACGGTCGCCGATGCGAAGAAACTTTATTCTTCGATAATCGTTGACACTATCGACGGTATGGCAGATCTCGCCTCCGATTTTGTCTGTGGCAATTTCGGTGTTGCGCGAATTAACGACGGTAAACACTATTGCCCCTTGTATTGGTGACAATACTTGTGTACGATGTGAACCTTGAGGCTCAAGGGTGTACAATTCACGATTAGGAATCGCAGGAAATGGCGATTAGGAACTGTGCTAACAGGGAACGACTGAACGGATGACCGCCGAAGTCAATCCTGTGCCAAGTTGCAAATTATGATAATAGAGAAAACAGTTTGGGTAAAAGTAACCGCTTCCAATATTTGTGCATTGCGTGAACAACAAAATGCAAATATTAAATTGGGAGATATAGTAGAAGTAAGTGTTAACAAACTTTCTAAAGGAAGTCATGCGATAATTACGGCGATATGTGACGATTGCGGCAATGAAATTCGTATGGAATATCGCACCTATCTACTTATCGTCAATAAAGGAAAGGGTTACAGATGTGATGCTTGCAATAGAAAAGAACAACAGCGACTGTTTCAACAAAAATATGGTGTTGCAAATCCGTTTCAACTTGAAGAAATAAAGGCGAAAAGCAGAGAAACGAATTTGCGCAAATATGGACATGAATATACAATGCAGCGTCCCGAGTACAAAAAGAAATTTCTTTTTGGAGAGGCAAACAATTCGTATATTGATGGACGTAGCAACAATTCAGATTATCGCAATTCAAGTGCATTAAAAACTTGGAGAAGAGAAGTTTATGAACGAGATGGTTACAAGTGTCAAATATGTGGAGCCACTCGCGAAGAAACAGATATCGAAGCGCATCATCTTGAGAATTTTGCTGATAACCAAGAAAAAAGACTTGATGTCAACAACGGAATAACACTGTGCGTTAAGCATCATAAGCTTTTCCATCAAATATACGGTTATCGCAACACAACACCAGAACAATATCAAGAATTTGCAAAAGGTCAAACGACTATTCCCGATGAGTGTAGGGAAGTACGGTAGAAGATGAGCTACTATCGGAAGTGCATCGCAACTTATTTGGGACTTCTGAATAAGTTGGTGATATAGTCTGACTATTATAGAAATGTAGTAGGTTACTCGAATAGAGGTTATGGTCTTTGGAAAGAATATGGAGCAGAAATCAACAAGCAGTTGAGGCTCCTCACCGGTGCGGGTTATACCGTGTTCTTCATCGCCCACGAAGGTGAAAGAACTTTCCAAAATGAAAAAGGTGAAGAATTTGTTAGAATTTACCCAAGAGGCGACAAGAGGGTTGTGGACCCAATTTGCGACCTTTGTGACATTATTGCTTATGCTCAGCTCCAACCTCAAACCGAAGACGGAGGAGCGCCTCTCTCTACCTTGTATCTTGACGGTAGTCCTGCATATCAGGCTGGCAGTCGTTTTACGCATATGGTAAGAGAAATTCCAGAGTGGAATATTGAGAAATTGGACAAAGCTCTCAGAGATGCTGTCGAGGCCGAAGAAGAAGAAAGTGGCATGAAGGCAGCAACAATACAGGAAGTTCAAAAGAAAGCCGCCAAAGCCAAGAAGGAAGAGGCCGAGAAAAAGCTTTCTATTGAAGAACTGATCGATATTATCGGTTCCAAACTCCAGGCTATGACAGAAAAAGAAGGCGGCATCGATTCTTATGCCGACCTCATGCAGAAACTTTTGGGCACAACAGATTTCAAAGCTTCTCAAGCGACTGAAGGTCAGCGTCAGCAATTGGAGATGTTGATCGATGGCTTGATCGAACTTGGTTATTAATAGTTTACTATGGCGGGGCTCAAGTGTGCCTGTTGCGGGCAAAATCTTGCCCCAACAGTAAAAAGGGTACTGGACGGGCAATCTCTTTGCCCGTCTTGTTATCGAAAAGCTCTTGAAAGCAAAAAGGCTTCCGAACGCGATTTTGAAGATTTGTTGGAATATATCAAATGTTTGTTTGATGTGACTGATGTTCCTCCAGATTGGATTGAGCAGATACAGATGTACAAAGTGAAAGAAAAACGGACTTTCTTTGGAATGCGCGGTACCCTATATTACTACTACGAAATATTGGGGAATACTCCAGACCCCGAAAGGGGACTTTGGGCTATTAGATATCATTATGAGAATGCTTCCAGATATTTCAAAGAGCAAGCAGAATTATCAAAAAGAAATGAGGCCGTTGATTTGACACCAATAAGGCGAACAATAATAATGACTTCACCTCAGAACGAAACACGGAAACCAAAATATAACATAGAGGATCTTTAATTTATGGCCGAAATAAAGAAAAAAATAATCAACAAGTTGGCGGTTTTGCAAGTCCTGGCTTGTTTGATGAAAAACCCCCTGCTTTGTAATAGAGCAGAGTTTCATTTGACGTTAGATGATTTTGCCGAACAATTTCACCGCATTCTTTTTGGGGCCATAAGCAATCTTGCTACCTCAGGGTTAAAGACGATTTCTTATCTTGACATTGACCAGTATTTGGCTCAATATCCAATGCAATATAAGGTTTTCACCGATAACAGAGGCGTAGAATATGTAATAAAAGCTCTCGAAATTGCTGAAGAGAAGAACTTTCAATATTACTACAACACTCTTAAAAAGACCACTCTTTTAAACAAACTCGCTGAAAGTGGGTTTGATATAAAAGAGCTTTATGACGAAACAGTCGTTGACCCAATCAAGACATCCGAGATTCAGGAAAGATTCGATTCTTTGAGCATAGAACAAATAATTGCTTTGTACGAAACGAAGTTCATTCAGGTTAAGGATGATTTTGCCAAAAACAGGGGAATTGTTCAAGCAAAATGTTCAGAAGGGCTTAGGGAAACCAAAGAGCGATTCAAGGAAACACCGGAAGTGGGACTCCCTCTTACTATGGTCAAATTGACAACGCTCTATCGAGGCCAACGCCTTAAAAAGCTCTATCTCGAATCTTCTGCTCAAGGCGTGGGCAAATCACGTCGCATGGCAGCAGAAAGCGCTCATTTGGCCGTTCCTAAGATTTTCGACACTGAACGAAACGCCTGGAAGACAACAAATCTTCACGAAAGTGTGCTTTATATTTCCACCGAATTGGAACTCGAAGAAGTTCAAACAATGTGGCTCGCTTATGTTTCGGGGGTCCCTGAGCATAAGATTCTCAATGGTATTTATGGCCCAGGCGAAGAACAGAGAGTCGACAAGGCGGTGGAATTGCTCGAACAAGCTAATTTGTATTTTGTACAAATCAGCAATTACGATATGGACGATATTGAAAGTCTTATTCGTAAATATTATCAAATTGAGCACGTTAATTATGTCTATTATGACTATTTAAGTACCACTATCAAAATAATGAGCGAGGGGGCTTCCAAGTCTAAAATTAGCAATCTGCGCGAAGATCAGATTTTGTTAATGTTTACAACACGTTTGAAAGATTTGTGTAATGAGTTGGGTATTTTCATTTGGTCAGCTACACAGCTTTCTGGCGATTGGAAGAACGTGAAAGAAGCAGACCAACAATTGCTCCGTGGCGCAAAGTCGATTTCGGATAAAATTGATATCGGCAGTATCATGCTCCCGGTTCGTGAGTCTGACAAGCAGATTATTGAATCTTATATCGCGAAAGGCTTCCAACTTGAACCAACTCACGTCATTCACGTTTATAAGGTAAGGCGGGGTCAATATAACAACATCAAAGTTTACATTTATTTTGATCGTTCGACTTGCCGAGCCGTTGAATGTTTTGTTACAGACAATAACGGCAATCTTCTTACAATTGAGGACACCAGTGTCGAAGTTGTTCTCGACAAAACTTTTGAAGAAAAATACGGCTTTGCTTTTTAGGGGGTAGAATATGGATACCTCTAAAGTAAAACAAATGCTCTCAACTGAGGATATCGTCTGTTTGGTTACCGAGGGGCTTGGTTCCAACGGCAACCTTTGGGATGCTTCAGGAGCGCCTATTTTTCAGACAATTTGTCACAACTCACCGGGATATGGTAGTTATAAATTATATTACTATCCAGATTCTCAAATGTTTTATTGCTATACCGAATGTGGTTCAATGGATGTTTTCGAACTTGTGCAAAAAGCCAAAGGGTTTGAAACTTTCATCGAAGCTTATCGATATGTAATCGACTTTTTCCACTTAGACACAAAACGCCGTGGTTTTGAAAACGATACGGAAAAAGAACTAAGTGACGATTGGGATATTTTGAACAAATATGAATTTTATAAAAAAGTTCAAAAACCAGATGCTTCTTTGCCAACACTCAATCCAAATATTCTCGAGTGTTTTGGCCCTCTGGCTGCTCCCACCGAATGGAAAAAAGACCATATCACAGCCGAGACCATGAGAAAGTTCGGAATTCGTATAGACATGGCAAATCAAAAAATCATTATTCCTCATTATGATATGGACGGTAACTTGGTGGGAATAAGAGGACGTTCTTATAACATCGACGATCTTATCGATGGAAGGAAATATATGCCCGCCTATCTTGAGAAAGAATGCTACAAGCACCCCCTGGGGGCATGCCTCTATGGTTTACACGAAAACTTGGCAGCAATCAAAAAACATAAAAAAATCATGTTGGTTGAGAGTGAAAAAAGTGTAATGCAGTGCTATGGTTACTATGGGGATGATTGCTTTGTGGCTGCTACCTGTGGTTCTTCTATTTCTCCAGTCCAAATAGACTTGCTGTTAAAACTTGGAGTCGAGGAGGTTATCTTGGCTTATGATAGGGAGAATGATACGAATCCTGAGTCTGCGCAAACTAAGGAATATGAACAAAAGCTATTAAAGACAGTTTTACCATTAACGAAATATATGAACGTATACGTTATAATGGATTATGAAGGACTTTTGCCACCGAAATGCTCTCCGAGCGATATGGGGCAGGAGGTTCTTGAAAAATTAATGAAGAAAAAAATCTATATTCCTTCTTTGGCTGTAGATTTTCGTAAGGAGGCGCGACGTGCCAGTAAAAAGTAAACCAGAGAGATTTTCTTATACAAAAGTAGATACATACAACCAGTGTGGTTGGAAATATAAATTACAATATGTAGAGGGAAGGTTTTTTAACACCGAAACCATAGCTACAGCTCTAGGCACTCTTGTTCACTTGATAGAGCAAAGAATATCCGAAGCATACATCAGTGGTCAAGAACCTGATTATCCGGCGTTGATTGAAGATTTTTGGGATATAAACATTCCGAAAAAAGACAAATATGATCGAACTGGCGGCATTCAAGGTGTTAATTATATTCGACAAAAATTCCAAGAGGAATTTTTTGCAATTGATAAGCATGACAGCTCTTATGCGATAAGATGCAAATATTATGCAGAAGAAGGGATTTATCGCCAAAAAAGATTCCTCGAAGAGCACCCCGAAATAGAAATTGTTGACGTGGAAAAATATTTTGAGGTCATGTTTAAGGGGCATTTGTTGTCGGGCTATATTGACAGAGTGATGCGCTACAAAGGCACAAACAAGTATATTATAGACGATATTAAAACAAAAGCCGCCCCTTTTAATGAAAAAACGGAGGTACCTACCCCGCTTCAAATGAAAATATATTCATTGGCGCTCAAAAGCTGTTATAATCTTGAGAACGAGCCAGATGAATGTTATTGGGATCTCCCTTTTATCAACATGCGACAAAGAGCAGGAACGAAGGGTTGGTCAAAACGCGCTGAAACCAAATTAGACAAACTGTTTGCCGGGATAGAATCTCAAGACTGGACACCACGTCCCTCCCCACTGTGTCATTGGTGTAACTTCTGCGGAACCAATCCTAATCAGCCACAGGGGGCAAGACATTTATGTCCTTATCAGAGTCAATGGCAAAGGGATAACCCCACTTATGACGTTCTTAATGTTTGGCAAGGAATTGAAAACCATGAAAAAATCATGAGGCATTATTTACTTGAACAGTGTACTGACTTGACAGAAGAAGAGCGCGAGAATATTCCCCCCGATCGCGAAAAGATTAAGAAAAAGTATAATTTTACATTTTAACATGACAGCGCAGGAATTAGAGTTAATCAAGCAAGAGTATCCCGAGTATATCGGTGCTCGAGGTTATGGATTTAAAGATTTAACGGGGAAAATCTTTGGGCGGCTCGTTGTGTTATATCAATCTGCCGAAAGTACGTCAAAAGGGGCTAGATGGGTGTGTCAATGTAGTTGCGGAAATATTAATGTGATTAGAAGCGGTACGCTGTGTAGGGGCGCAACAAAAAGTTGTGGCTGCGCACAACAATTATCCTTGCATAAGAACTATACTTCGGTTGAGGGCTTCGTTGAACTAAAAAAAGATTATCCTGAATATTCTGGCTTTATTGGTTCTGGTTATCGAAATCTTGTAGGTTTTTCTTGCGAAAATTTAAAAGTGTGTTATCGATATTTTCAAAATCACAATGGTGCTCCCCAGTGGGTATGTGTAATAAACGGTGAACCGGTTGTTAAAACTTCTTACAAGGTTTTACATTATAAAATGCCCCAAAAGCCTAAAAAGGTTGTTCGTAAGAAGGCTTGTTGGAAGCAAAGTCCCCTTGAGTATGAGAGGGAAGCCAAACAGAATTATCCCGAATATGAAGGAGAGCATATTAAAAGAATTTGCGATTTAACCGGACAAATTATTGGTAGTTACCAGATACTATACAGAGGGACAGATGACCCGTGCTCCCGTACGGTGCGCTGGGTGGTTAGAGAACTAGATACTCGACAAGTTAGCTTGGTTTCTTGTAGAAAATTGCGTTATATTATAAATCACCCTGGCGCCCAAAGCCCGAAACCATATCGTCAAAGTGGTAGGCCCACCAATGAAAAATGTCCTGTGGAATACAAGGGATTAATAAGTCCTAAATTCAAGGATTTGCGAGGGCAACAATATGGCAATTTGGCGGTTTTGTATCGCAGCGGAGAACCTCCAAAAACAAAGAAAAATAATGTTGTTTGGGTTTGCCGCTGTCTGCTGTGCGGGTCTTTGACAAGTGTCAGTGCTTGGGCCTTAACTTCTGGAAATACCACTTCTTGTGGGTGTTTAGAGAGACGCGTATTGTATACTCCAACTTCTGTTAATGAGTGGGTAGAACTAAAAATCAAATGGCCAGAATTTGAGGGTAGCTTAGGAGGTTCTTTTGATGACAAACGGGGTATAAAGGTCGGAAGTTTATCTCCTTTGTATTTAACTTCTGTCCGACAACCGGGGGACTCTTGGGTATGCCGATGCGATTGCGGCCATTATCGAGTTGTAAATCGTTTGATGCTGCGAGATGACGCTCGAAGTATTAATTGCTGCAGGGAGTGTCTTAAAAGATACAGCAATGGAGAACGCTTTATAGAAAGGGTGTTAATAAAAATGGGAATCGCATATCAAAGCGAATATTCTTTCCCTGACCTAAAAGATAAGGGTAGATTGCGTTTTGATTTTGCTATTTTAAATGAAACACGGGGTGTTGTAGCTTGTATTGAATATGATGGCTTGCAACACTATGGCCCCATTGAGAATAACTCTTTTGCAACTGAGGAATATTGGAAAGTGTTACATCGTCATGATGAGCAGAAAAATCAATATTGTTTAAGCCATAATATTCCCTTACTAAGAATACCTTATATTCTAAAAACAGAGCAGGAAATTGAGCAAGTTGTTCAAGATTTTTTGAACAAATGTTTATTAAAGGAGGCCTTCAAATGCCCAAAAAAAAGCAAACAAAAGAAAAGATCGTAGAAGTGAACTACGATCGGATTGTTTGGACGAAGAGCTGGCAAGACTGGTTGGCGGCCAGGAACTATTTTTTTCAAAAGTTAAATCCCGCAATAGAGGGGATAACTATGCAATTATCTCCAGATTATGGGCCGTTTATGTGTTTTACTCACGTAAAAGACGAGGAGAAAAAAACTCTCGCCATTGTTTCTACGGCGTTCACTGAAAATACGGAGGCCAAGGTTTTTTGGACTCCGTCAAAGGAGGAATAAATGGTAGAGATAGTTCTAAATGAGTGGAGCAGAGATCCCAATCCCCTTGGGGGTTGGGATCTCTGCGACAAATAAAATATGAACAATTGGAAATTTAAAAACAGAAGGGAATATTTACTTCAATATCATTTGATTTTTGAAGGTTAAAAGAATATATAGAAAATCAGAGTTAAAAGAAAAGAGGAGGTGTATAATGATTGTAAATAGAGCATACAAATTTCGCCTATACCCAAATGAGGAACAAAAAATAATGTTTGCTAAAACATTTGGGTGCGTCAGGTTTGTTTATAACAGAATGTTAGAAGATAAAATTAAACATTATCAGGAAACAAAAGAAAAATTAAACAACACACCAGCTCAATATAAACCAAAATTTGAGTGGTTGAAAGAAGTGGACAGTCTTGCTCTTGCAAATGCTCAAATTAATTTACAATCAGCATATAACAACTTCTTTCGTAGTCCAAAAATTGGATTTCCAAAATTCAAGAGCAAAAGAAAAGATAAAAATTCTTACACGACAAACAACCAGAACGGCTCCGTCTCAATTATTAATGGGAAACTAAAACTCCCAAAAGTCGGCTTGGTCAAGATGGTTCAACACAGAGTAATTCCATCTGATCAAAAAATCAAATCCGCGACAATTGAAAAAACTCGTTCTGGTAAATATTATGTTTCTATATTAGTAGAATTTGAGAAAGAAATTCCAAATTTTCGATTAGATAAAACAAAAGCATTGGGGTTGGATTATGCGAGTCATAGTTTTTATGTTGATAGCCAAGGCAAAGAAGCTAATTACCCGAAATTCTATCGTAATGTACAAACAATTTTATCAAAAGAACAAAGAAAACTTTCCCTAATGAAATATGGAAGCAATAATTACGGAAAACAAAGAATTCGAGTAGCGAAAATTCAAGAGCATATCGCGAATCAAAGAAAAGATTGGTTGCATAAATTGAGTTTTGAATTGGCTGAACTGTATGATTATGTTTGTGTAGAAGACATCAATATGCAGAATATGGCACAGTCATTAAAACTTGGGAAATCAACCAACGACAATGGATTTGGAATGTTTAGAACATTTCTCGCATATAAACTTATAGAAAGAGGAAAACAGTTAGTTAAAATTAACAAATGGTTTCCTTCGAGTAAGACCTGTAGATTCTGCGGATGCGTCAATAAAGATTTGAAACTTTCTGACAGAGTTTGGATTTGCGAGTGTGGAGCAGTTCTTAATCGAGATGAAAACGCTGCAATCAATATTATGAATATTGGGCTCTCGAAGTTCTAAATATTATAAAGAACCGCAGGGACTGCGGGGGTAGCCTGTTGATACTTGAAGTAACGTAAATTTATCATACGTGGAAGAAACTTCATTGAGCAGGAAGCCCACGCCCCTTTAGGGGCTGGGTAGTTCACTCTTTGTGGTTATGAGGAGCCAGTGTTCTATGATGAATTGCCGAACAAGCCAGAGTGGCGATACACAAACGTTTTTGACGAAATCAAACAGGTTAACCTTTTGTGGGATTATTTGGCCGAGTGTGTTGACTTCTACGAGTTCGGGAAGTACGTGGTTGTTCACTCCTGGCTCCCAATGACTCCCTTTGATTGGCGAAAAGCCAGCAAAGAAGAATGGAGCAGCGCCAGGTGGGGCAATCCGTTTGAGCTGTGGCGTATCGGCTACAGAATTCCCAAAAGAACCATAATTTGTGGTCATTGGCACACGTCTTACGCGCACAGCGTTCTCCATCAACACGGGACAGAGTTTGGCGATAAGGCCTGTTTTGATATCTTTGTAGACAAAGGGATTGTTGGGCTGGATGCCTGCACTGCTTACAGTCACAAATGTAATTGTTTTGTTATAGAGGAGTAGAGATGGCAGATTTTAAGGTAGATATTCTTAAACACCCAACCGAGGAAGATTGGCAAACAAGGGAAGTAACCATAAAACAAATATTATTGTCTTTCCCCGAAATTATTGACAATAATTTTTTAACAAATTATTGCACCCTTGTAGTAAAAAACGATAAGAAGCGACATGTTAAATTTGAAACTCAATGCCATCATATTGTGCCAAGAGCTTTTTCAAAATCAAAAAACGCTCCTGTGGATAACTCTAAAAACAACTTGGCCATCTTGTCTTATTCGGATCACGTGTTGGCACATTATTATTTGGTCAAGTGTATGAGAGAATCGCAGTTAAGATATAAGATGCTGTGTGCTTTGACTTATTTATATTCGAACGCTTCTAAAAAAATAGAAGACATAGAATTAAAATCATTACAGTTAGATATTCAAACAATTTACACAGATAAAAAACAAGCTGCTTCTAAATATCGAACGGGTGTAAAGACGAGGGGAATGTCGGAAGAAGGGAAGAGGAATATCGGGCTTGCCCATAGAGGAATGGTACCCTGGAACAAAGGCAAACCAATGTCAGAAGAACAAAAACAAAAATTGAAAAATGTTTGGAGTAATCGGCCGAAATCAGAAAAATGGAAAAAGAGTAGGAGACATAAGGGGGTGAAACTGTCACAAGAAACGAAAGAAAAAATTAGTAATACGCTTAAAGGACATTTCGTTTCTGTTGAAACCAGGGGGAAAATTGGGAAAATAAATAAAGGGAAAAAATGGATGAACAACGGCGAAGAAGAAGTATATATTACAGAGGAATTTTTTGAATATTACCAAAAAGAAGGATACCATTTTGGCAGAAAACAAGCAATACGTTCTCCAAGAATAAAATAAGGTGCGGCGCGGCAGAAGCAATGGTTAAAAAATATTCAGAAAAAGTGTCACAATAGGTTGACACTTTTTGGCATTTGTGGTAAGATAGATAGAGAACGTGAAAAGGAGATATAAATGTTCTGTTCAATACACAACCATACGGCCTATAGCAATCTACATCTCAGAGATTCAATTAATCGAATTCCCGAGATGATTAATAAAGCGATTGAATATGGATTTAACGGTTTGGCCATTACAGACCATGAAGTTATTAGTGGTCATATTGAAGCATTGAATTGTGGGGATAAAATTCGTGAAGAACATCCCGATTTTAAGATTATTCTCGGTAACGAAATTTATCTCATAGACGAAGGCGAGTACAAAAATGCCGATAAATATTGGCACTTCATTCTTTTGGCGAAAGATGAGGTCGGTCATAGACAATTGCGCGAACTCTCAAGTCAGGCTTGGGAACGCTCTTACGTGGAACGCGGTCAACGTCGTACCCCCACATTCTATCAAGATTTTGAAAGAATCGTCGGCGAAAACAAGGGGCACTTAATTGCTTCAACTGCTTGTATTGGCGGTCGTTTAGGCACGAGCATTTTGCGTAGAGATTCGGATTCCATCAATTTTATGGTAAATTGGATGATGGATACCTTCGGCGAAGGAAATTGCTTTTTGGAAATGCAAGACTCTGATTCTGACGACCAACAAGATGTCAACCGTTATATCTTAAAGTTGTCTGAATTTTTTGGTATACCCTATGTCATAACGCAAGACGCTCATTATCTCAATAAGGAAGATTTGCCTATTTTCGAGAAGTTTTTGAACAGTAAAGCGGAGAGTGACCGCGAGGTTAATGCGTTTTATAAGTATACTTACATGAAATCCGAAGACGAGATTCATCAAATCTTGTCTTATTTGCCGAGCGATGTTGTTGACGCCGCAATTAACAATACTCAATTGATTTACAATCAAATTGAATATTACGATATGCGTTGTCCTATTATCGTTCCCGAACGTAAATTGCCCGAATTCCAAGTGCGTCATTTACTTAAAGATTGGTATGAAAGTTGTCCCAACATTAGGTTCTATGCGTATAGTGAATTCCCGCAAGATAGATTTTTATTATATTCTATTGAGCAGGGCATTATTGACAAAAGGTTTGCGGTGGGTAAAGAGCAGGCAGATAGAATAGAGATCGAGCTTTACACTCTCAAAGTGGTTAGCGAGTCTCTTAATCAACGTATGAGCGCTTATCTCAATTTGGTTAAAGAGATTATTGATATTGCTTGGGAAGTTACCTTTGTCGGAGTCTCGAGAGGTTCTGCAATGTCTTTCTTGATTAACTATCTCATAGGTATTACTCAGGCCAATCCGATGATGTACAACGTCCCTTATTGGCGATTTATGAATGTGGAGAGCGGTGCCACTCTACCGGATATTGACGTCGACTTCAATTCAGAACTTGCCTCTAAGATCATAGATGCGTTGCGAGAACATTACGGTTATGATTGCATATTGAACACTTTAACTTATAAAAGAGAATCGTTGAAGTCTGCAATTCTGACTGCTTGTCGCGGCCTTGACATCCCAGTCGATGAAGCACGGCCTTTATCTGCAATGGTACCAATGTCACGTGGACACGTATATACCTTGGAGGAATGCGAAAACGGCAATGAAGAGCAAGATTATGAACCCGCTCCTGAGTTAATTAGAGCTCTTAAGTCTTATCCCAATCTTTACGAAACCGTATGTAAAATAGAGGGGTTGATATCTGGTGCTGGAGTACATGCTTCTGCTTGTTATGTGTTTTCCAATGGATATCTTGAACATTTAGGAATGATGCGTGCCCCGAACGGTACTCGTATTACTTGTTACGATTATCGTGCTGCAGACCAGGTTGGCTCATTGAAGTTTGACTGTCTATATACTGAAGCCCAAAGTAAACTGATGAAATGTATGGAACTATTGCTAAAAGCGGGCGAGATTCGGTGGCAGGGTTCGTTAAGAGCAACATACGATAAATATCTTCATCCCGATGTGCTTGATTATACAAATCCTCAAATGTGGGAAGATATGCAAAATGGCAAGATAGCTAATCTTTTCCAGTTCGAAACTCAAGTTGGAGCTGTTTGTATTAAACGCACTCGTCCGACGTCGGTTGCGGAACTTGGAGCTGCCAACGCTGTTATGAGACTAATGGGGGAAGAGGGTGAAGAACGCCCCTTGGACAGATATGTTAGATTCCGCAATGACATCAACGAATGGTACAAAGAAATGGACGAAGCTGGTTTAACTCCCGAAGAACAACAAGTTCTCAAAGAAGAGTTATCGTCCAAATATGGCAATTCTGTTGAACAAGAAGATATGATGCGCTTAGTACAACGTCCTGAAATTGCGAATTTTACTTTGGGCGAGGCAAACTTGTTGCGCAAAGCAGTGGCGAAAAAAGACGCAAAGAAAATTGAGAAAATGAAAAAACATTTCTTTGAGGCAGTTAACGCAGGAGGAGAATGAATAAATGGCTAGAAAAGAGTATCTTGATTATTGTTGGAACCATTTAGTTAAGCCACAAATTGGTTATAGCTTCTCAATTCCTCACGATATTGCTTACAGTATTGAAGCAGTGCAAGAGGCCAATCTCGCTACCCGTTATAATCCTCTCTTTTGGTCGTGCGCTTGCTTGTGTGTGAATGCAGGTTCTTCTGCAACTGATTTTGAGGACAATAGCGCCCAGGATTATGGCGACGAGGAAGATATAACGCCTCCTTGGGAAGAAGATGTCGACGAGGACTCTTTTGGTTCAGCTGAGCCCAGAAAGACAAAGTCTGTGCCCGTCAACTATCCCAAAATTGCTAAAGCTATTAGTGATGCCCAGCAAAGTGGCGTTCAAATCATGTTGCCCGACATCAACTTGGCACAACTTGACTTCATTCCTGATGTCGAACGCAACGCTATAGTTTATAGCCTTTCGACGGTCACAAACATAAACCAGGACTTGGCCAACACCATTATTGCCGGTCGCCCATACTCGTCGCTCGAAGACTTTATGAGCCGTCTCACGCTTACCCCTGTTCAAATGATTTCTCTTATTAAAGCGGGTTCGTTTGACAGCGTAGAGAAAAAGCCTCGTCAGGCGATTATGCGCTCATATCTTGAAGCTTTGGCCCGGACGAAAGTCTCGCTCAAAGACAAAGTTACGGCGGTTCATCTTAGTAGGGCCATCGATCTTGGAATAATCCCAGAAGATTACAAAATCCAAGTTCGTATGTTTAATTACAAGAAATGGATTGACAAAAATGAGAAACGAGCGCCTGAAAAACTTTACGTTCTTGTTGATCCCGACAGTGTCAAATTTTTTGAAACCTATCTAAAAGACAAGATGGTTTTGGGTAAAGAGTATGATACTGTCCCGGCCGGATATACGATGAAGCCGTCGACTTTCGAGAAAAAATATAAAGAGTTTATATCCCCTTTGATGGATTGGTTTAGCTCGGAAGAAGGAAGACAAGTTCTTTATCAAGCAGAATGCGAAGCCGTGGTGAAAGAAATGTGGGACAAATACTGCCAAGGAAGCTTAAGTGCGTGGGAAATGTCCTCCATGAGTTTCTATTACAGTGGGCACGAGCTGGCTGATATGCAATCTCTGGCTTACAATCTTCGTTCCTTTAAAGAGCTCCCAGAAGAGTTAAAACCAGTTCGAACGAAGAAACTCAAAAACGGTAAATATGCGCCAGTGTATGACGTTGTTGGAATCGCAGGCACCGTTGTCGGAGCGAACAACAACAAGCATATTGTTACTCTACTTACTCCGACTGGCGTAGTTGACGTTAAATTCTATGCTGGGGCTTATATCCACTATAACAAAAACATCAGCGTGGTTGATGCAAAAGGCAAAAAGACCATGATTGAAAAATCGTGGTTCACTCGCGGCAATAAGCTACTCGTTTATGGCGTGAGACAAGAGAACATGTTTTTGCCAAAAACGGATTTTGAGAAAGGAATTCGACATTCGGTGAATTTCATTGAAACAGCAGGGCCATATCCAAAATTAAAATTGGAAAGGGAAAATTGATTTTCCTGTCACAAATGCTTGACACGGGGGGCATCCCCGTGTTATACTTTCGTAAAAGGAGATTTTGATGTTAAAAGTTAATAATCAAGCCAAAACAGAAGAAAGGGTCCGGGTTAAGGCCCGATTAAACCATATAACATATCCACGGAGCGGCCAGATTTCCGGATCGTGGACAATAGCCACCTTTAATCTTCTGGAGGTTTTAGAGGGCGATTTCCCAATTGAGCTGGAATGGAAAAACCAGTTTGTTGCCAAAGGCAAAATGCCCGCCTTAAACGACACAGACACCTACATCATCAGCGCATTTGTGATAGAAGATGAAAAATACGGACTACAATTAGAAACAGAATCGATGTACGTCGATTATAATTTGGATGACATAGAAGAACAAAGAAAGTTTTTTTCATTCTTTTTGACGCCAAACCAAGTCGAGATTCTTTATTCTCAATTTGAGGATCCGCTGAGGCTTTTAAAGGAAAGGGACATCGACTCCCTTATTAAAGCCAAAGGGATTGGACCGGTCACTGCGCAGAGAATGATAACCAAATACGAAGACTGTCAAGACAAGGGACTGGCGTATGTAAAGTTTTACGATCTTGGCCTGACCAAAGGAGCCATCGACAAGCTTGTTAAATTCTACGGCTCTCCTGAGGCTGCCGTGGCCGTCATCGAAAACAATCCCTATACCCTCATCATACAAGTCCCCGGCTATGGTTGGAATAAGGCGGATGCCATTGCATTGGCACAAGGGTTAACTCTTGACTGCCCAGAAAGGATGGGGGCTTACTTGGTCCACTATTTGAGAGAGCAGGCCGAGATAAACGGAAACTCCTGGGTTAATGTGGACGATCTATGCTTGGCAATTGAGCAAGTTTGTGGCCCCACAGACCAAGAAAAAGTGTATGAAGTTGTCCGTAGAGGAATCCGAGACAAGACATTATATTTTGACAATGCCGACGGTCGAATCGGGCTGACGGAATATCGAAGGCTTGAAGAAAACCTTGCCGACGAGATCGTCCGTATTCAAAATGGTAGCGCAGTCATCCCGATAGATGAAAGAAAAGCCAAAGAGGTTTTGGCTAAAGTTGAGGAAGAACAAGGATTCGGTTTTACAGAGGAACAGAACGCCGCCATATGGAATACTTTAAACAGTCAATTCAGTATTTTAACGGGGGCGGCCGGAGTGGGCAAGAGTAGCGCTGTAAACGGCATCGCCCACGTCCTTAGAGAGCACAATTATCGCGTTGCTCAGGTGTCCTTATCCGGCCGTGCGGCCTCGAAATTGACTGAAATCACCCATATTCCTGGACAGACGATTCATCGTTTACTTGGGTACGATCCTGAGAGCGGTGGATTCCGCTACAACAAAGAAAACCCGTTGTCCTATGACATTATCATCGGCGACGAAGTTTCAATGTGGGGCGGTGAGATAACTTTAGACCTTTTGCGGGCAGTTCCCAACGGAGCGAAAGTGTTGTTTATTGGAGACCCTAAACAGCTTGAAGCAATTGGTCTCGCCAGTGTTCTGACCGACACCATCAAATCTCAAACTATTCCCACTGTGCAGTTAACGAAGATTCAACGTCAAAAAGCAGACAGTGGGATAATAACTCAGTCGCTGAAGGTAGCTTGTGGTGAACAGATAGTCTCAGCAAACTCGACAGGGACCGAATATCGCGGTGCGCTAAGAGATTTCAAACTAGTAACCTACATAGATGCAGGATTAACCCAATCTAAAATTATCGACGAGTTCAACGAGCTTTACAAAGAAAAAGGTGTTCCGGCTAAAGATATTCAAGTGCTTGTTCCGATGCGCTCCAAGGGAGAGGCCTCGTGTCGAGCTCTGAATATTGCCATTCAGGAAATTGTGAATGGCTGCCCGCAACGCAACGAAGTAACGATAAATTATGCTGATGGCAACTTCAAATATTGTTATACCTATCGGAAAAACGATAGAGTAATTATAATGAAAAACAATTATAAAACAATAAACACAGAAGGCCATAGAGAGCCTATCTTCAATGGTAACGTTGGATATATCAAAGAAATTGGCCCGGATTATATGATTATCAATTTGACAGAACAAGGTGACATCATCCTAACCGAAGACAACTACGACAATCTTTCTCTTGCGTATGCCATCACCGTCCACAAAAAGCAGGGTGACTCGTCGCCTTATGTAATTGGGGCAATTGATTCCTCTTCCTATGCACTTATCTCTAAAGAGTTGTTATACACCATGATAACAAGGGCTCGAAAATACTGTGTTATAGTGGGACAAAAAAGAATTTTACAACAAGCGGTTAAAATCAGCCGCGTTAAAACTAAACAAACTTGGCTTAAGGAATTACTGCAGGCCAAGGAGGCTGCGAAAGCAGCAAAGGAGAGCACCTGTGAGTAAACAAAAAGCAGAATTTGACAATCTGGAGACTATATCGGTTGATTTGGGCAAATTGGGTAATACGGTCCTCCCCGGCTCGGCGGAGTATGAATATTATTTAGATCTTAACGACCGAATCTTATATATCGATTTTGATATTGACAATAATCTGATCGACTATTCCCGTCGAATTATTCGTTGGAATCGAGAAGACAAGGATATTCCCGTTGAGGAAAGAAAACCCATTAAGATTCTTATCCAGTCTTACGGCGGCGGTCTTGATTCTTGTCTGCACTTCATGGACACCCTTTTGCTAAGCAAAACTCCTGTCTACACTTACAATATCGGGGTTGCATACTCGGCCGGTTTTTATTTGCTTTTGGCAGGGAGTAAGAGGTTTTCTTATCCAAACGCACAATTCCTGATTCATAGCGGTTCTGGGGGCGCAGGCGGTACTTACGAACAAAGCAAAAGTCAGATGGAGCATTACAGCAGCCGTATTGAGTTTCTGCGAAAATATACTTTGGAAAGAACGAGTATCCCAGAGAAGCTGTACGCTCGCAAAAAGAGCACAGAGTGGTTCTTGTCAACTACAGAAGCGGTTCAGTATGGAGTTGTCGACAAAGTAATTGACTCACTGGATGAAATTTTTTCGTAAAAATTTGTAAAAGTTGTCTAAAACGTTTGACAAGCCGCAGATTCTTGTGTTATGATTAAAATATCAGAAGAAACAGGAGGGTTTGAAGAAAGTGACGACAACATTAACAAAACATGGAGAATTAAGAGTAACACAACGTTCCGCAAGAGAAGATGCGAGTTTATATGCGGATAGGGCATATCGTAATGGTAAAAAACCAGAAATTTTTACTTATTCGAAATTTGTAGCCTATCTTAATAAGGTCGCAAGTCGCTCTGTCGCGGGAGCTCAATTGAGGGTTTTTAACAATCAGATATTTGTGTTCAGTCCGGACAACGAATTGATTACTGTGTTAAACGTTCCTTCAATTTACACGAATAAAAAATTCACGAGGTAAAAATGATAGAACTACGAAGTGCAATGAGACGAGCAGGCTGTTCGACTGACTTTATTTATTTTGTATCAAAAATTTTGAAAGACCAAACAATAGTGTGGAACGACACCAAAATCGAGACCACATGGGTAAGTATCCGGGTTGAAGAAGGATATCATACAATTGAAATATATGACTAAGGAGGGCGAGCTTGTGAGCGAGCAAAAAGAAAGAGATTATCCAAATATTTCTGAAGAAACGTGGAAGCAAATAGATGAAGAAATTTCCAAACATCCTGAAGAAGAGTTGAGGCACGGTCTTATTTTGAAGAATTTTGGGGAAGGTGGTCGTTTATTTTTGACCATTAAGCAAATGGGGGTTGAAACAGGATTGACTCGTATCGAACCTTACAACTGCAACCAAGAAGCCGAAGATGGTCTGAAGCATTTGAACGACGTGGACGGGTGGCCTGGTGGCATTTCTCGACTGACCGAAGAGTTTTGCAGTGACCGAGTGGGAGTCATCAAAGACGGGCAATTGGTTTGTCCGAACGGAGAGGTCGTGTCGGAAGACAAGATTGCTCTCGGGAAAACAATTATCGCCCACGATCCTCTCTATGGCCCGTTTTTTGTCGGCGTGCCCAACACGAGGTGCAAAGATGGCAGCTTCGATTGCATTGCTTTTGGGTATGTGGATGATGCCCTTGATTTTGTGGACAATCAACGGTGGGAAGACCCGTCGTTTATGAAAGAATACAACAAAGGAGAAGAAGAACATGTATCAGAATAGGAATTTGTGTTTTGAAGTTGAAGATTTCACGAAAAAGGGGAAGAGTTACGAAAACCTCCATAAGTTTATCGACCTCCTTCTCGATCAAGAACAAGTAATCAAAATCTGGAGCGACGGAGAGTATATCTCTGTTGAATACGATTACGACGATCCTGACATTGCCGAGGCGGCCCTCGAGTGGATAAACCTGAACGAAGAGTACGTTGGGGTTTATAAAGACGATGTGGAAAAAGACATAGACCCCGCCGACGAGGTTCCACCTCCAGAAAATATAAAGTTTTTTGAAAAAGAAGGCAAAATTGTGTCATAGACGCTTGACAATTCAAACATCTTGTGATACAATGTATATACTGGGTTCGTTAAGCGACCCGCCTGCACAAGATTCCACAAGCTCGTTCGGGAAAAGGCTTAACTAGTCCTCGCCGGTAGCGTTGCCGAAACAATAAGCGAGATAACGAAAAAAGAACGCTTGGGGTTGCTGCTATTCTCGTAAGCAACGCCGAGAGACAGTGGCGAGGAACGGGGCACCGTGGTTGTGTGTAAAGCTAAGGGAGACTAAGGGAACAGTTTGTGGTAACCCAAAGCCAGTGGAGAGAATTGTCTCAGCTCTAGGAAGCGGCGTAGCTCACACATAATTGTTTTTACTGCGGAATGGAGAAGTAGTAACTCGTCAGGTTCATACCCTGGAGATCGTCGGCGCACATCCGACTTCCGCGACCACTTTGGGCACAGAAATATTTTGGGTTTAGGGTAATCCAAAACCCTTGTGCTAGCCGAACTCCAATAGCGAGTGTAAGTTGGATGTCCAACACGGGGGGTCACTCGGCAACCCCCATACTGGCCTCTGGTGTAAGGGTAGCATATCAGACCTTGATTCTGGTGGTGGTCGTTCGAACCGACCGAGGCTAGCCACCAGTGGTTGCATACCGCCACTAAAATCTAGGATATGCTGACGCCAGCAAAAGTGCTGTAAAAACTCCTGTTTGGATAAATGTTGGAGAACGTGGTTGATTATCCTACACCACATAAATCGGGTGAAGCTGATATTTATGTTAGGTTGTCTTGTTCCTAACATTGTCAATTGGGCAAACAAGGCTGACTGTCGAACAAAGATTCGTCCAAAGCTCGAGATACGGCAAGAGGAGCAATGAAGGTGATTGGCCTATTCCTTCAAATTAAATATTAAGGTGCTACGGTTCCCTTTTATGTTGTGAGCAGGTCCTTGATCAAGACGTTGAATCAATTATCCTCAAGCTGTAATTCCTATTGTCATGGTGAGTCTGATGAGGTACGAGTGAACGCTGTAGTTAAATGGAGTTGGACGAACAGCCTTAATATTTATATATGTCCAAATGGGCTCTTAGTTTAATGGTAAAATATCGGTCTCCAAAACCGTAAGATCTGGGTTCGAATCCTAGGGAGCCTGCCAGTGGGATAATATTTTTGATAATGCCGAGTGGCGAAATTGGTAGACGCACCAGATTTTGATTCTGGCGACGAAAGTCTTGGGGGTTCAAGTCCCTCCTCGGTAGCCACTATAACCAAGGAGATTCAACGTGTGACCGTGGCGGAATTGGCAGACGCGCCAGCCTTAGGAGCTGGTATCACAGATGTGTGAGTTCAAGTCTCACCGGTCGCACCATTGCGGTGACACGAATGCACCGTATTAAAAAAATCGTGGGTGTCGCGTAAGGACAATGGTTGCTAACTAATTCGCGATAAGTTAACGCAACAAGATACTCAAAGCATAAGAGTATGGTAGTAGTTTGGAAACGGTTCTACTACAAGCTTTATCGGGGCGTGGCGCAGAAGGTAGCGCACCTGACTGGGGGTCAGGGGGTCGTCTGTTCAAATCAGATCGCTCCGACCATGTGGGACGTAGAAAAGTTTCGACCGCACCTAACTCCGAAGCGAACCGTGCGGGACCTGGGGGCAGCTCCCAGACGTTCCACCATTATGCTGATGTAGCTCAACGGCAGAGCGTTCGCCTTGTAAGCGAAGGGTAGAGAGGTCGGCACTCTCCTTCAGCACCAGTAGGCTAACCACCTTGCAAACCTAAGTGAGTTGCACACCTCTGGGGGAGTAAAAATGGGTTGAGGGCGTTTTGATTGGCAACGCTGCTAAAATAAAGAGTCAATAAGTAATCCATCAATCGCAACTGATGAGATTGCGGTAAAATGGTTTCTGGAATGTGCTTTGCGTCCTATAAAAAGCACGTTACAAAGTGGGAGAATCTATCTCAACTGCGCAGACGAGATATGTATTCGGGTAATTGCCACATAATACGGTGATAAAACCTATTCCGTATATTATGGAAAGTTCGCATAATGGTATTGCAGAAGTCTTGAAAACTTCCGACCGAAGGTTATATGGGTTCGAATCCTATACTTTCCGCCAAGCTTGCAGGTGTAATTCAATGGTAGAATTCCAGCTTCCCAAGCTGGCTGCGTGGGTCCGATTCCCATCACCTGCTCCAAATGTCCCTAAAGTCGGCAAATAAAACTATAAATTTATTTGCCGACTTTTATCAAAAATCTGTCACAAATGGTTGACAGGTTTTTGTTTTTGTGGTACAATTTTCTTGTAAATATCCAAAAGGAGGCCAAATCTGTGGCAAAAACAAAAAAGACTTATGCCCATCCGTTTGTAAAATGGGCAGGTGGCAAAGGTCAACTTGTATCTCAACTTGACAAACTTCTTCCCGTCTCTTATGACGAAGAAGATTTTTACACGCAGGTCAAAAAGGGGGAATATACCACTTATGTAGAACCCTTTGTTGGCGGGGGAGCAATGCTCTTCTATATGATGCAGCGCTATCCATTCAAACGTGGCGTTATTTGCGACTGCAACAAAGAACTTATTAATGTTTACCGCTGTGTGAAAAGAAACGTGGATAAACTTATTTCCGAGTTGAAGAGTCTTCAGACACAGTACGACGAACAGCCGACGCTTGATGGGAAAAAGGCGTTGTTCTTGTTGAAAAGGCAATCTTTCAACACAACTCCTCTTTCTATTAAAAATTGCTACGCAAAGGCGGCAGAGTTTGTTTTCCTCAACAAGACTTGTTTTAATGGGTTATATAGGGTGAACAGCAAGGGCGAGTTCAACACCCCGTTTGGCCAGTACGAGAGCGCATGGCTGTGCGACGAAGAGAACCTCAGGCTTTGCTCTGACATTTTGCAAAAGGTAGACATTCTTTGCGGAGATTTCCAAACAACAGAGTGGGACATCGGCCCCGGAAGCTTCGTGTATTTCGATCCGCCGTATCTTCCATTAAAAGATAAAAACTCTTTCACGGCTTATGACAAGGACGGGTTTGGAGACAAAGAGCAAGAACGTCTCTACGGGTTTTTTATCGAGAGCGCGGAAAATGGCGCCAGTGTAATGCTCTCGAATTCGGCAGACGACAACGACACTTCTCTTCGTGACAAATACGAGGGGAACCCTGGCATTTACGTGACCGAGGTTAAAGCACGCCGCAACATCAACAGCAAGGGCGACGGTCGCGGCAAAATCGGAGAGATAGTTGTCACTAACTGGTTGCCGGAAAAGGAGGACTAAAGTGTTTGACGATTTTGGGTTTTTTCTTTCGGTGATGTTGGCCGAGGAGGACAGGCTTCAAGAAGAGGAAGAGGAGTTTGAATATTGGCAGGAATACTGCCAAGACGACGATTGCGACGATGAGGAGGACTTGGACACATGATCTTTCCGATTGTGGTTATGTCAATCCTCGTTGTCGGCTTCGCCATTTGGGCTTTACTAGACTGTAAAAAAATAGGAGACAAAAAATGAAAATAATTCTTAACCGTTCCTACGGTGCTTTTGAAGTGAGCAAAGACTTCTGTGAACATTATGGCATCCCCTACGACGATTGGGGGAGATTGATTGTCCCCAAAGAAGACATAACAAGAACAGACGCCCGTCTTATAGAATATGTGGAGAATTTTGGAGGTAATAGAGCTTCGGGCTGGGGTTCGGCGCTCGACCTTTTCGATGTCCCTGCGGGGAAACAATACAGGATTCGTGAGCACGATGGTTACGAATGGCTCGAATATCCAGAAGATATAAAGTGGGAGGTTGCCAACTAATATGAACGAAGAAAAAAGCGTAATTCAATTATACACGATTTCCCCTCGCAAGAGGCCTCCGATTACCAAGCCGATCGATTTCTTTATTGTGCGCTGGTATGAGGCGCCTTATGAGCTGGAGTTCGATGCTCCAAATCAAAAGTGTTTTCTAACAGAAACCGCAGCAATGGTCTTCGCAAAAAATAGAATTAGGGGTAATTTGCCGCTTCCGTTTGTTGTAAAAACAACTCGCGAACAGACCGAGATTAATATGGACTATGTCAGGGATTTAAAAAAGGACCAGGTTTGGTAAAAAAAAAACAAGCAAAGCTGTCATAATTAATTGACAGCTTTTTTCTTTTGTGGTAAAATGGTAAATAAGGGGAAAAGTAAAAAAAATAAAAAAAAATAAAAATATTTTTGTAAAATAGTTGACAACCCGGTCTTAAGTGTGTTATATTAAAATTACGAAAGACATTAGGAGGGTTGGAATCATGAAATTCTATCACAAAGACGGCAGGGTACTTGAAGTAAAAGAGCGTACAAAAAGGCAAATTTGGAAAGTGCTGAAAACTTATTGCGGACAAGAGGCGTTGCAGAACCTCGAATATATCGGCAATCAACATATCTCGGTGAACAACGGCAATATTTATGCTGATTTTTATGACCACCGCTACAAAGCCGCAGACGGTACGCCGCGCAAAACTACGCTTTATATAGCAGATTATAACGATTACATAGAGGAGATAAGATGAAGGCAAAATTTTTGTTTAGAGGACGGGAAAACCCCTCGGTGTGGTGGTATGAGTATCGCGGACATACTTATTGCATTCAAGTGGATACCGAATGGCCGTTGAGCTATCAGCACAAATTCGAACAAGAAAAAATCGACAATCAAATTGAGCTCGACGAGAAAATGAGCAAATTCAAAGGAGAACCGGCGGAAGCAGGATTCCAAATGTTTTGGGACTATTTAGACAATTAAAAGGAGGAATAAAAATGACAACTTATAGAGCAATTTTTGAACAATTAAAGCCACTTCCGACAAGGGAATACGATGTGAAATGTATAGACCATCTTATGCAGATAATTAAGCAAGAACAGGCGTGGACAGCTAACTATGACTTCAAGGTCAAA